TATACTGATGGGTCATGTAAAAGTTTAGGTAAAATTCGTTTTGGCGGCTGGAGTTTCATTGTACTACGAGGGGGCCAGTTTTTATATCGAGCCTCTGGAGGAGAACAGAATACTACAAATCAAAGAATGGAATTAACTGCTATTCGTAATGCACTAATATTTGCAAAAGATAATCGACTCCCGAATGAAAAAGTTATTATTTATAGTGATTCAGCTTATGCGATCAACTGTTTCCAACAAGAATGGTATATAACTTGGCAACAAAATGGATGGCTAAATGCAAATAAGCAGCCAGTAGCAAATATAGATTTGTGGACAGATATTGTTCCATATTTTGATGATTTTTGGTATTACTTTTCTAAAGTAAAAGGACATGCTGATAATTATTGGAATAATGAATGTGATAGACTTGCTCAACTTCAGGCTCAAAGTCTTAAAGATAATTTTAGAGGTATAGAGAATAATGGATGATATTTATCAAGTAGAGAGAGATGAATATGTTGGTCTAATAGGCTCGTTAAAAGTAGACTGTTTTGATTTGGAAAAAGACCATACGGAGCAGTCTACTAGTATTAAAATAGTTGATAAAGATACTCAAGAAGTAATTACTAAAAGAGTTATATATGAAGATGGAAATGAAGAATACTTCATATATTCTCTACCAGATAATACTAAGAGATTAGCTCCGAAAAAGATACGACAATATCATCTTGAAACAAAAGAAGAAGTTTAGGAATTTTTTAAAATACTAAACAAGCTTCAAAAAGGAGAACATAATGACTGAATTATTTTCTAATATTTCAGATGAAATGCGCCAAGAGGCATAGTTAGTCTGGGATTTTGTATAGACACAAAGCCCCGAAGTCGCAATTAATTTAATAAATACTTATATATCATTTAAGCATACTGAAGAAGAATAGGAATTTCTAGAATTCTTTTTCAGTGTGCAATTGGAGAAATTAAAGAATGAATAAAGTAATTATAATTAGTGGTAAGTCTGGCGCGGGTAAAGACATGCTCGCTCATTTTATGAAAGCTTCTCTTGAAAAAGAAAATAAAAAAGTTTTAATTATTCACTATGGTGACGCAGTTAAATGGGTTATCCGTGATTATTTTAATTGGGACGGAAATAAGGATGTTGCCGGTCGAACACTACTACAAAAAGTAGGAACCGATATAGTAAGAGCAAAGTATCCAAATTTTTGGACAGGAATTGTTGCTGGATTAATTTCTGCGTTTGAAAATGAATTTGATGTAGCAATTATTCCAGATGCTCGATTTGAAAATGAAGTAGAAATTGTAGAGGAAATGAACCCAAATTCTGTTGTTATTCGAATTGAAAGAAAAAATAGTGACGGAACTAATTGGGTTAATCCTGTCTTTACTCCAGAGCAACTTATGCATCCATCTGAAACTTCATTAGATAATTATGGATTTGACTATATAGTTCATAATGAAGGTGACTTATCCGAATTAGAAGAAAGCGCAAAAGCCGTACTAAAAGATCTAAATATAATTAGTGGAGAATAATATGACAAATTTCTTTGAATTAGGTATTCAAAAATATTGGGCCCCTACTTCATCTGTCTCAAAAGAAGTTCGCCAGCTTAAGCTTAAACAAGCGATTGAAAGCGGACAATATATTTGGTCAGAAAAATATGATGGAAATTTTCTTCGGGGCATTATTACTTCAGAACGTACAGCTCTTCAAACTCGTGGTATTAGTACTGTAACTAAGACATATGGAGAAGTACAGGATAAAGTACTGTTTTGGGATGATGTATGTAAAGCATTTCAAAATGGTACTACTGTGCTACTAGGCGAGGGCTATATTCCAGGTGGGGTTGACGCCACCGTTGGCTCCGTACTAAGATGCCTCGCGCCAAAAGCACTAGCGCGACAAAAGGATCAGCCAGTAGAATGGCGGATTTTTGATGTACTAGCGCTAGATGGGGTTGAATTTCTTGATAAGCCTATTGAAGAACGAGTTAAATATATTGATGAAGTTGTAAAGCGCATTAACAACCCGCTTGTAAAAGCTATAAAATTCTATGATATGGACGAGAATTTTTTTGATAACATTGCAGCAATATTTGCTCGCGGTGGCGAAGGCGCGGTATGTTATAAAAAAGGCGTATTATATACTCCTGATAAGCGCAGTTCTGCATGGACTACAATTAAAGTAAAGCAAGAAATTACATCTGAAGTGGATGCTATTATTACAGGTATCGTTGATGGAGAAAAACTATATCAAGGAGATGATATCGGTAATTGGCCCTACTGGGAAAATATTCGTTCAGGTGAATTACTATATGGCGAATATTTTGGAGAATACCAAAATGGTAAATCATATGTTCCAGTAACTAAAAATTATTTTAATAATTGGCCTGCTGCAATCCAAGTAGGTATTTATAATAAAAATGATACTATCATTCCTTTGTGTAAAGTTAGTGGATTAACTGAAGAATTTAAAACACAATTGCGCGATAATCCAAATGATTGGATTGGTACTCCTGTAACCATTACTGGAATGATGGTTTCTGAACGGCGTGCAAATACAGATGGAGAGGGCATATCCATCCGCCACCCAATTTTACGTTCGATACGTAAGGGTGATCTCGATCCAAAAGATTGCACGCTAGATAAAATATTACAAGCATAAAGTTTTATGCGGGGAGGACTTATGGATCTAGAAACATTACTTGGCAAAATTGAACCTTATGAGTTTGATCCAGTTATGTATTAGTATTTTCATCAGTTATTAGATAAGCGTACCGTTATCTTAAATGATTATGTATCTGATGATACACTTGAAAAAATTTATCTTCCTCTAAAAGATTTTGAAGAAGATGATTCTTAGGAACCAGTTACATTAATTATTAATTCAAATGGTGGTAGCGTGTCTGATGGATTTTATCTGGCGCAATACATTTCTCAATATCGTAAGCCATTAAAAATTATTGTCCCGGGAATCGCGGCTAGTATGGCTGGAATTATTCTTTCTGGCGGCGGAAAAAACAAAAACGTAACTCGTTATTGTTTTCCATGCACTTATGCATTATTACATGATGGATATGTCGCACTAGAAGCTACTGAATCAAGAACAGCAGATGACATTCTTGATTTTAATAGAGAAATAGATAATGAAATACGTAAATTTGTTATAGAAAATACCAATATTACACCAGAAGAATATGATAGTCATTCGAGGAAATAGTGGTTTATTAAAAGTACAGAAATGAAGCGATTAAATTTAATAGATAAAATCTATGGAGTTGATGAACTATGATTGAATATTGGGCAGATACTAGCGCATTATTGCACTAGAATCTTTCTAATGTTAATATAGTGATTGATACTTTAACTTTATCAGAACTAGAAAATATTAAAAGTAATGAAAAAGTATCATATGAAATAAAGTTTAAAGCGCGTGAAGCCGTTCGTGCTATTATACAAAATAAAACTATATCAGTAAAATTTACTAATAATCGTGTAATTGATAAAAAACTTAAAAAGTATCCATTTTTAAGTAATATAAATGATCACCGTATTATATGTGCTGCAGAAATCGCGGCTGAAGAATAGAATACTGATATAAAATTTTTAACAAATGATGCGACATAGTATTTATGCGCTCTACAAATGCCACATCTCTCTCCTATATATTCATCAAATGAAAAAATTACATCTGATATTTGGACTGGATGGGGCAAATATTATCCTGACGAGAATGAAATGGCTATGCTATATTCTGATCCTCAAATGAATATATTAAAATGTAAAACAAATGAATTTGCTGAAATTTATGAAGGATCAGAATTAAAAGATGTATTATTTTGGAATGGTCATTGTTATACTAAATTAAAATATAAAAACATAACTAATCCATATCTGAAAGAAACTATTTCTCCAAGAAATTTAGAGCAAAAAATGGCTTTTCATTTACTTCAAGATAATAATATAAAATTAAAATTACTTACAAGTGCATGGGGCGGCGGAAAAACATTAATGGCATTGTCATATGCACTAGAACAAGTGTATAAAGGCAATTATCAAAAATTAGTTTTTATACGTAATAATATTATAGTTGCTGATACTAATGATATAGGGTATCTACCAGGCGATAGAGATGAAAAAATGTTAATTTGGGGAGCCCCATTAGCAGACCATCTTGGCGGTGAAGATGTATTAAAACAGCTAATCGAAGATGGAGTAATCGAAATTTATCCATTGTCACATATTCGCGGTAGAAGCTTACATGATTCAATTGTAATATGTGATGAATGTGAAAATATGAATGATAAATTAGTTACTTTACTAATGAGTCGTATTGAAGATAGTAGTGAGCTAATCTTTTGCGGCGATATTGCCTAGATAGATAATAAAAAATTTGAACAAAATAATGGTATAGTATCTATGTTATTACATTTAGCCGGGAACCCTTTATTTGGAGTAGTTAAACTTATAAAATCTGAACGTGGCGGCATACCTGCATTATGTGATTTAATGCGTCCGCCTCAATAATATTGTGGCGTCTTCGGACGCCACCTTTTTATTTGACTTTTTTTCGCATTCATGGTATAATTTAAAAAAAAGTAATGGAGGCCCAATATGGAGCAAGTAAAATTTAACGATATTACACGCGAATATTTGGAAGAATTTATTCCAAAATTACCAAAAGAAGATAAGAAAAAGTTAAAAGACTATATTGAAGCTCATCCTAGAGATACTTCATCCAGCATGTTTGCAATGGTTAAAAGTTATATTTATAATACGTATTTCAGAGCAAAGCCTATGCAAGAATCACACAGTCGTGGCTCAACCTTTGCCGATACTATTACTTCCTTGTTAATGGATGATGATGATGAAGCCGAAGAATAAAATTACTTATATTAAAAGTCCTATGAATTATACTGGGAATAAATATAAATTATTAAAACAATTACATGAATTTTTTCCTAGTTAGATTAATAACTTTATAGATTTATTTTGTGGAGGAACGGATGTATCTATTAATACGCCAGCGATAAATAAATTTGCTAATGATATTAATAGCAAAATTGTTGACATCTATAAAACATTTCAAATTAAATCTATTGAAGAAGTATTAAATTTTATCGACATGAGAATTAAAGAATTCCAATTAACAAGATTTAATTATGACGGCTATATTAATTATAGGAATCTTTATAATACAACTAATGATTATAAAACTCCATTAGATTTATTTACTTTATCCCGTTTTTCTTTTAATAATAAAATTAGTTTTAATACTAATCAAGAATTAAATGCTAGTTTTGGATGGAATCATTCTGATTTTAATTTGAATTAGCGCGCAAATACTAGAGCAATGCATTCAGCAATATAGAATATTCATTTTTCTACTGATAACTTTAGAAATTTCGATATAACTAATTTTACAAGTTCTAAAGATTTTTTATATGTAGATCCTCCATATCTAATTTCTGCTGCTTAGTATAATACTGGTTCTAAATTAGTAGGAGAACATTGGGATTTACAAGATGATTTAGATCTATATGAATATTTAGATAAAGCAAATGAATAGGGATTAAAATTTGCATTATCTAATGTTATTGCACATAAAGGATAGGAAAACGTAGCATTAATTGAATGGGCTGAAAAATATAACGTATATGATATTTATTCAGACTATTCAAAAGCAGTATATAATAAAATCAAGACAGATGAACCAACCATAGAAGTCTTAGTAACAAATTATAAATAGGAAGATAAAGATAAGTAATTTCAAGTGCAGGAGGAAATAAATATGGAGAACTTTTATGACAAGCTAATTGAAGAATACTTTAACCGTCATCCTGATGCAGGACTTGCTTGGTGGATGCTACCACTAGAACAGCAGCCTGAAGGTTTTAAACAAGAGATGTATGATATTATGTGGGATTTGACGCATAGGGAGGAAGCGAATGGTTAAAGAACCTCTTGGCTACTTAGGCGGCGATATTATGACATACGGCTCTAATCTTGCACGCCAAGAAGAATATGATAAGTTTAAAGCTGCGAACATTCCAGGTGAAGTATATAGTCCAGTTCAAAATAAGTCAATTAACGATAAGTCTAATATGACCGAAGAAGAGAATAATCATCTTGCAGAAAAAATTTGTGAAGCAGATATTGATCGTCTATGGAATAGCGACTATACTGTTCTATGTCCAGAGCAGAGCGCCATTGGCACAATGTGCGAAATGGGAGTTCTGTATGGGTGGAAGTATATGATTGAACGAATTAGCGAAGAAGCTAAAGAAAAATTTCATCAGAAGTATCCTGATGATGGGCATTTTACAATTGATTATTCTGATATGACACAAGAGCAAAAAGCATATATGTATGATTGTTTCTATGAAAGTATGAATAGACAATGGCAAAAGAAAAATTACGCCCATTACTTCGATATTCGCACCAACCATCTAAATGAAAAAGATTGGCGCCGAAGTTTCAGCATTAATCAGATGCTATATGGCATGATTTTATATGCTACGGAAGATCATACACTTCATAATTCATTCGATGAAATTCTACCACTACTAAAAGAACAATACGGTTCTAATAAAGAAGAAGAGCCTACATCTGATTGGAGGTAAATATGAATACTACTGATAAAGTCTAGACTACAGGTTCAACCACAACTACAGGAACTAGCACTACATCTACATACTATACTTACGACATTCCTTCTTATAGCGCTGAAAAGGGATGGGAATGCCCTCGCTGCGGCCGCATTAATGCACCGTGGGTAAGATAGTGTGACTGCCCTAATAATTGGAATCGTCCTAATATTACTTGGACATATCCAGGTAAAGACTCACATGAAAATTGGTGGAAAACTTATGTAACTTGTGAACAAGCAGATGCCAACACCTATACTACAGACCATAACCCTGTTGTCGGCGGTAGTGATTATTGGGATTCAAACTCAAATTCCTATAAAAATACAAATACATATGCAACAAATACAATTCATAATGGAAAATCAAATTATAAGGAGTAATAATTATGCTTTATAATATTAATGACAAACTTCCTGCAAAACGACTCGTAGTTGCTGCGATTCAGCAAGTAGTCGCCTGCTTCGTTGCGACAGTACTTATCCCGCAGATTTGCGGAGTTCCAATTGCGCCAGCTATGCTAGGCGCCGCGCTTGGTACTCTTCTATATCAGCTAATTACTCGCGGCCAGAGCCCTATGTTTATTAGCTCTTCCGGCGCATTTGTTGCGGCAGTAATGGGCGCACTTGCGCTTGGAGTTGCTCCTAACTATACTGCTGTATTTATTGGCGGCCTAATTGTATGTGCCATTTATTTTGTAGTCGGAATGGCAATTAACCACTTTGGTACAGCTTGGATTAATAAGCTATTGCCGCCAGTAGTAATTGGGCCCATTGTTGCTGTTATTGGTCTAAACCTTGCTACTTTCTTGCCTACTTACTTTCAAGTAAATGGTCAGTATAGTCTAATTGGATTCGGGCTAGGAATGCTGACACTACTTATTACCGCGCTAATTTCTCACTATGGAAAAGGCTTTATTAAGAATCTACCTTTTCTAATAGCGATTCTTATTGTATATGCTTTTGCCGCAATTCTAACAGTATGCGGGATTCCAGTTATTGATTTTAGTGTATTTAAGAATGTAAGTCTCTTCCAGATGCCTGACTTCTCATTCCTACACTTTAGTTGGTGGGATTTTGGTTTCCTACCCCAGATTCTACTTCTATTTGTACCCCTAAGTTTGGTAACTATTTCTGAACACCTATCCGACCACAAAGCTCTAAGCGCGGTTATTGGAACTGATTTGACACAAAAGCCTGGGCTTGGGTATACACTAATTGGCGATGGCGCTGCTACTGCTCTAGGTACATTTATCGGCGCGATGCCTAATACAAGCTATGGCGAAAGTGTTGGCACAACTGGATTTAGTAAGATTTGTTCTAAGTATGTTATTACTCTCGCCGCAATTATTATGGGTATCGCCGCGTTCATTGGCCCGCTACAAGCTTTCCTTGTAAGTATTCCAAGCGCTATTTTTGGCGGGTGTGCGGCCATTCTCTATGGATATATTACTCTAAGCGGCATTCGCACTATTAAAGATAGTAATATTAATTTGAATAATAACAAAAACGTAACCATTATTGCATCTGTACTTACTCTAGGAGTAAGTGGCGCTGTATGTAATTTCGGTGTAATTAGTATCGGAACAACCGCACTTGCAATGCTAGTTGGTATCATATTAAATATTATACTAAAAGATAGAACAAAACCAATACGTGGTCTTCGTCTAAAAACATCACCTGTTGATGATTATTGTGAAATACCACCAGATGATTATTGTGCACCAGATTATTATTAAAGGGAGAATAAATAATGTGTGGAACTGGCAACAGAGTCTGTGGAATATGTGCTAATGCTGGCGGTTGTCTTGCTTCTATGAGTGAAGATTATTTCTGTCTCGCTTCTAAACAAGAAGTACAAAAACGTTTAGAAGAAGGCCGTTATACTATGGATACATTGATTATGAAGCAATATTTAGAAATGCCAGACGATTATATTAAATTATGTATGACATGGATATAAAAATATGGATAGCCACTGTGATAGAGAATGGAAAGGCGGTTCGACTCCGTAATAGGTACCGGGAGATAGCAGTTCGACTCTGCCGCTATCATAAGCGTATAGGGAGCGCCTGATCAGCGCATCTGAAATAGAGGGACGGGATTTCAGAATATGTAATAACGGAAAGGAGAAAAAAAGTGTATAAAACAAAAGAAGAACTCGAACAAGCATGGCCTCTCGGAACAGTAATTTCCGAAGAGCCAGTCTTCCAACGCTTTTATTGCGCCGATCAGATTACATTCAATAAAATTAAAGAATGGTTTAAAGATGCTGAAATAGAACAGACATCACCGCATCATGTAACTGTCCAAAGAATATCTAGAAAGACAATTGAAGGATATCTCTATAATGGGGAAAGTTGGTTTCCTATGATAAGAGAAAATCATGATTGGTCTATTTATTTCCCAGAAGTATTTTAAAAATAGAGGAGCTTAAATTTAGGCTCCTCATATTTGACTTTCTGTAAAATTATATTATAATAATTATAGAAAGAGGAAAGGGGCTGATTAAAATAGGACTTGATATTAACATCTATCGAGCGCGAAATCATGAAGTATTTAAAAATGAGAATTGGTACGGCTCACAAGCAGTAACAGAAGTGTATTATGCACGTAAATTTTGGCCTCTTATTCAAGAGGCATCCTTTCTTAGCGTACAGGATGATTGTTGTGAATTCATTGAACTAACGCGTGATAATGTAGAAGAACTCATTAAGATTGCTACACACAACGCTGATTACTTCGATGGTTTTGAAACTGTCCCTAAACTGTGTGAAATTCTTCGGCACTTTGATGAAGATGCAGAAAATGGATATCACTATTATATAGAATTCGATTATTAAATTTGACCTACTCTAAAGAGTAGGCCAAGTTTTATTACCCAAAATTATGTCTTTTAGGCAGGTAAAAATGACACGAGATATTATAAAACAATATGAACTTTTTATATATAATAAAGGATGGACTCAAACTGAAGCTGCGGAATTAATTGGCTGTAGCCAAGAACACTTAAGCCGCATCTTTAAAGGAACTAAAAATCCTTCGGTAAAATTGTTAGATAAGATGGAAGAAGCTATGAGGTGTTCAGGTTATGGCGGCAGAGACAAAAGCATTGGCACTCTTAAGTGATATAAATAAGAGCGACTATAATGAATCTATAGTATATCAAATTTCACCGCAAATGTTTGAAAAAATTAATAGTAAAATTAGTGGCAAATGCGGTAATCAGCGTACATTACTTTTATATCTTATCTTTCAGCAACAAAATGGTGACTTTCGGCCCGCAGAAGTAACAATTTTAAAAGCATGTCAAATGGAACATGCGCAGTATGTTCGGGCGCGAGCATCACTAGTTGAAGGAGGATTTATTGAATATGAGCCTAATAAATATATTAAAATACTTTATAAAAATTTAATGAGTTAAGGTGTATGTTGAAAGCACACCTGTATGATGATCATACAGTTTAAAAGGTGTCTGTTGAGCATACAGGTGTATGATGATCATACTGCTAACCTGTATGATGAAATCTTAAACCTGTATGTTGATCATACTTCTAAACAGTATTGTGATCATACACATAACATAATAAAACATAATAATTAACATAATAAAAATATAATAAATGCGCCTGGTTGGCGCTAACGCGCCAAGGCGCAGGAGGATAATTATGAAAAATTTAACAGATGAAAATTTTCTAAAAGATCAAACAAAAGAACAACTTATAATTTATCTTCACAATACAGAATTAGAGCTTGAAAATTTACGTGACCGAATGTATAAAATAACAGGATGCCGCGATTTTGGTAATCTTGATGGAATGAATGGCGCCTGTATTGATTGTTCTTATGAAGATAAATCGCTATTTGATAAATGTTGGAATTTTAAATTTAATAATTGACATTATTCCCAAATTATAGTATGATATATTTATGAAAGGAGATAAAATGGCTAATCGAAATCAGATACTATCTGACGCAAGGCAATGCATCAGTAATAATTGTGACTATTGCTCACAAAGTGGAATGTATTGTATGGAAAATTTAATAACAAACATGCTTGATTTACTTGAAGCAATTGCGCCCGTAGTATTTATGGACGGGCTTGTTAAAAGTTATAAATGCGGAAATTGTGGCAAACATTTAGTTAATGCGACCTATGCGCGTGATAACTATTGTTCAAAATGCGGGATGGCGGTGAAATGGAATGACTAAAACGTTTTGCGACAGATGTGGTATAGGGAGGAAAAAATATGGAAATTTTACTTGATCGAGGTGCAGTAACCGTTATGGGATTCGGCGCGGTAATTGCTATTTTTGTAATGTTTATTAGTTTGGCTGCAGTTATAGTAACAATGTGCTTAGACCGCTATGATATAGCAGGAGTTTTCTTTGGGATATTCCTATTTACTTGTGTAATTTCAATTATATATCCAGAATATACTTTTGATGTTCCTACTAAAACACATAAGTATGTGGTAGAAATCACTGATGAAGAAAAATATAAAGACTTAGTTGACAACGGTTATACTCTTGATAAGCTATATGATAACCGCGATATTTATATGCTAACTGGAGATGTAATAGAATGAAAGTAATTGCTCGCCCAATTGGAACTGGAAAAACTAAAGAATTGATGGAAGATGCGCTTGAAGCTGATGGAATGATTCTTACTACTAACAAACGTGCGCTTCAAGTAAAAGCCGAAGCTTACGGCTTTGATACACTTGAAATTATTGATATCAATGACCTATATGAAGGAAATTATGATGAGGATAAGCCCCTATTTGTTCACAAACTGGAAGATGTAATGGAAGAATATTGTAGAATGGAATTCGGGCTTACACTTGCGGGTTTTAGCGTAAGAATGGAGATGTAAATATGTTTAACATTTATGATACGGATAGCCGCGAATTTACAAAAGTCTATACCGCAGAAGAACTACGAGATAGAGTATTTAATACTATTAAATACTATGAGCAGCAAAATGAAGATCTGCATAAGACAAATCAACGTCTAATAGATGATGCTAAGGCAATTGTTGAAGAGGATTATAAGAAAAAGATCAAAACGCTTGAAGAACGTCTACGTCTTTCTTACGGGCAATTCTCCTCTCAAAAAGAACTAGATGCTTATAACGACTTTACTAATAGACATATGCATAACCGCCTAACAAATAAATATAATGGTGGTCGTGCGCCATATCTTATTCCTACTGCAGTTGGTGTTGGTACTGATTTAAAAGTAGTGTGCCCTATTTGCGGCGAAGCTGAAGATATTACAGATACAAATATGTGGTAATATAAGGAGAATTAAAATGAAGATTTATCTTGCTGGCCCGTGTGATACAGAAAATCGTACTATGATGGTTTCTATTGCTAAAATATTGCGCGAAAATGGTCATGTTGTTTACTGCCCTTGGGAGCTTAAAATTGAAAATGCATGGGACATGCCTCAAGAAGAGTGGGCAAAAAAAGTTTTTGATGCAGATGTAACAGCAATTAACATGTGTGAAATTATGATTATTATTAGTGTTGGGCGCGAAAGTACAGCAGGAACAAATTGGGAACAGGGTTATGCTTTCGCAAAAGGTATTCCGACGCACGTAATTCAAATTACCGATAAGACCACATCTTTGATGACGTACTGGGGCTGTAATAGTTTTATTAACTACAATAAGCAATATAACTCTCTTAAAAATAATCTATTTTGGGCTATTGATCATTATAATGAAATTAGTCATGAAAAATGTAGGACGGTGTTGACATGAATATGCATGTAAAACTTAGTTATGAATTTGATATTAATATAGATGAATAGCTTAATGCGTTAACTGAAGAAGGCGCTCCAACCCTATATATCAAACATAATTGTGAAGAATAGTGTAAGCATTTATTTATTGCTCCTATAAATAAAAAAGCATCACAAATTTTACCAGCAAATTATACTTAGTCTTAGGAGTTTATATGGTAATACAAGATTTAATTACAAAATTAGAGCAATTTGATTCACAGCTTCCTATTTGCATTGATGATTATATGGGGTTTGCTGAGGCTTCTGAAGATTGCATTAATGTTGAATTAAAAAAATATGTATGTTTTCCTTTTACAGAAGCAGATCAATTTGATTATATTAATTTAAGAGGAACTAAATGAAAACTTCTATTGGTGATTTTCTATATCCATTTACTATTGTAAGAAAAGTAAATCAAAAAGATATTGAAGGATTGAAAAAAGAACAAGAGCTCACAAAGCAACGATATTTAAATGATCCAGATAAGGACAAGCACCCAGATAAATGTTACTGGAAAGATCGTTCTGCTCGTACAATATTAAAGCCATTTGAACGAGCAGCAAATTCTAATAATAAAACATGGGTATTATGTGAATGTGTAGAATGCCATAATTATCATTGGGTATTTGAATATAATTTTAAAGATAGTCATTGTCAAGTGTGCCCGTTTTGTGGCGCTCATGGCGATAGAACTGATCCATATGTTCATTACGAAAAAGGAAAAGAATTAACTCCTCTAAATGATCTCAGAGGAAAAATATTTGGTGATCTAATAGTTAATAATAAACAACCTATTGATAACGGTGGTGGACATTGTACTTATGAAGTAACATGCATGAGATGCGGAAAAATCTATTGGGAAGTTGATGGCAATCTACTTCATCTTAATCATGTCTGTTGCGCTGAATGTAGAAAGAAAAAATCAATCCTTGAAGAAGCTATTGCTACTTACTTGACAAATAACAATATTACTTATACTTATGAAAAAAAGTTTATTGATATGCGTGGCATTAATAATGGATATATGAGTTATGATTTCTATATTGAATGTCCAGATCAAATTTATGTCATTGAAGCACAAGGGAAGCAACATTATCAGCCTGTAGAACTTTTTGGCGGCGAAGAACAATTTAAAATTCAGCGAGAGCATGACAAAAGAAAAAAAGATTATGCAGCAGTTCATAACTTTAATTTAATTGAAATCCCATATAACTGTAAAAATCTTGATGAATATTTAATTAAACTTATAAAATAAAAGGAGAAATATGGATAAGGATAAACTAATTAATAAAATTAAATCCGCACTAGATGAAGGATATTGGATTATAACAAAACATTATGAAAATTATAAGCTTGTTAAAGAAGTAAAAACATGGCATCCAAATAATTCAATTATTCTAAGCCATTCCGATTGTGAACAAATCCTAAAACTAATTGAGAGTCAATCTTGACTCTCTTTTAAATTTATGATATAATTAATTGAAATATAAATAAGAGGTAAAAATAATGGCTTATAATGCAGAATCTATACAAGTACGAGATTTTCGTACTGCGGCTCGTACAACTCCAGGTATGTACATTGGCGCTGATGGTCAAGATGCCATGTTTAATTGTTTCCTAGAAATACTAAATAATGCCTGTGACGAAGCTATTATGGGCCGAGGAAAAGAAATTATTGTCGAAGTTCATGATAATGAAATTCGAGTAACTGATTTTGGCGCGGGAGTGCCTCATGGTAAAAATAAAGATACAGATGAAGTTCTAATCGAAATTTATACTTCTGCCCATTCTTCAGGTAAGTTTGACTCTACTAACTATAAACGTGTAAGAGGTATGCATGGTATTGGATCAAGTACTGTATGCGTATGCTCTAAAGTGTTTGATGTATGGACACGTCGAGATGGCGGCGAGTGGTTCCTTGAATTTAAAGATGGGATTCCGCAAAGCACAATTGCGAAAAAGCTAAAAGATACTAAAGAAACTGGTACTACTATTTGGTTTGAACCAGATAAAAGTATTTTCCATCTAGATGAAAAGACTCCTGCTTTTGAAAAAGAAAGAATTAGAAATGAATTGCGCCTGACAAGTTATTTTATTCCTAATGTTACTTTTACTTTTAAAGCAGATGGAAAAGAAGAAAAATTTCTGTCTAAAAATGGTTTGAAAGATTTTGCCGCAGATAATATACATAAACCGCTTCATAAACAATATATTTATGGAACAAAAAGTTTTGATGATGATGTTGATATTGAAGTTTTCGCACAATGGACTGCCGGACGCGAAAAGTGTTATGTATTTTCTAATGGCGCTTTAAACAGTGGCGGTGGTACTCCAGTTACAGGCATGAAAGCGGCTTTTACTCGTACTATCAATGATCTTGCTAAAGAGTCTTTTGATGGGGATATGATTCGTAAAGGACTAGTAACTATTATCAATATTAAACATCCTCATCCTATATACCAGAATCAGGTTAAAGACAAAATTCAAAATCAAGAACTACGTGGATATACTCAAACCGCTTTTACCGAAGCAATTAAAAACTGGGCAGCCACAAATGCATCTGATCTAGATAAAATTATAAATATTCTTTCAAAAGAAGCAAAGGCAGATGCTGCGGCAGAAAAAGCACGAAATGCTGTTCTTAATATGGAGAAAAAAGAAACCGAACAGCGTAAGCGTAAGGTTACTTCTTCTGATAAGTTCAAGGATTGCGAAAAGCATGGGCAAGATTCAATGCTTATTATTTGTGAAGGCAATTCTGCATTGGGTGGCCTAATGCCCGCGCGCGATGTTAAAACTGAAGCATTGTATGCGGTGCGCGGTAAGGTTAAGAACCTTATGAAACATCCACTTGATGAGTGTTTGGAAAATCAGGAAGTTTCTGATATCATTATGGCACTTGGATGTGGTATCCAAGATAAATATAATGGTAAGAAACTTAATTATGGGAAAGTCGCGATTGCAGTTGACGCAGACGTAGACGGATATAATATTATGTGTCTTATTACTACGCTCTTTTATGTCCTTATGCCGAAATTTATTGAAGAAGGACGACTTGGATGGCTGCGTGCGCCATTGTATCGTCTAAGTAAAGGAAGTCAGCACGTTTATGCTTATGATGAGGATGAACTTGCTGAACTAAAGAAAACTAGATCTGGATGGGAGCAAAGTCGCTTTAAAGGGCTTGGTGAGTGTACATCAGAGGATATGGAAGGTTCAATGCTGCACCCAACAAATCGGCGCCTAGAAATTCTAACAATAAGTGACGCTGAAGCGGCGGCTGAGTCGCTACAAATGTTGATGGGTACGGAAGTTGAGGGACGCCGAGACTTCTTGTTTGAGAACGTGGACTTTAATATTTTGAATAATTGAGGCAAATATGGATATTGAGAATGCAAAAATTACAAATACACGTATTTCTATGGCCGATCACGGCTGTTTGACTTTTGATTTAATACTTGAAGGTTCAGGCTGGGGCTGTAGCTTTGGAGGATATTGTATCGGTCATGGGTATTTAGGTGCGGAAGAATTCAAAGCAGAATCAGGTGATGGACTAGTAGCTATGATGAAAATTATGGATACAGTTGGTGTAGAGCGCTGGGAAGATTTAAAAGGCAAGTATGTTCGGTGTAAGACAAATGGATGGGGCGGAACCATTGATGAGATCGGTAATTTGATAGAAAATAAATGGTTTAATATTCGCGAATTTTTTTCTAATAATAATTAACTCTTAATTAAAAATGTGAATTTTAGTATTTTGAATAATTAATGAGGTAATTATGAGTAAAGTAATTCAATTATTAGATGGTAAACCAATAGCTATTTATAATTCTATTGGGTGCGCTGCTCGCGCTATGAATGTTGCTTATAATCGCATGCAAGACGCTCTTCATGGGCGTCGTAGTGGTACGAGAGGTTATAAATGGCGTTTCGCGACAGAAGAAGAAATTAAACAGTATGGGCCATTTCATGTAGTTAAAAATATTAATAATTGACAATCTACAAAATTTATGTTATAATAAATAAAAAGAAAGGAGTGAGAAAATGATTAAAAACGTAGACTTTCAGCATACCATTGAGGATGCATTTCTAAAGTACGGAGCTTCTATAGCTCAAGAGCGATCATTGCCAGATGTTAGGGATATGCTTAAAATTGGTTTGCGGCAAGGTCTATATGCACAATTTACCAACAAACTCACTCATAAAGACAAGTTCCAGAAAGCTCAGAAGAGCGTTGCTGCCGCAATGTCTCAATCGTATGTACATGGCGATGTAGCAATGTATGATGCATTGATACGTGCGGCTCGGCCCTGGTCAAGCCGCTATCCGCTTGAAGATGTTCAAGGCAGCTATGGCAATCCTTCATCTCCAGATAGTCATGCGGCCGCCCGTTATGTTGAAATGAAGGCGGGCGAAGTTGCAGACTTTATGTTTGATGGTCTGAAGAAAAATGCTATTACAGAATGGTATGATAACTACGATAGCACCGAGAAAATTCCATCTGTATTTCCCTCAATTGGATATTGGAATATTGTAAATGGTTGTCAGGGTATTGCAGTTGCAATGGCAACATCCGTACCCCAATTTAATCTCAAGGAAGTAAATAATGCGCTAATAAAGATTATTCAAAATCCATCTATTGATTTTAATGAAATATATTGTGCTCCAGATTTTGCAACAGGTAGTACAATAACAAATGCAGAGGAAGTAAAAGAAAGTTTACGAATCGGGCAAGGCAAGTCAATTCGTTTGCGCGCGACTATTAAATATAATCCAAAAGAAAATATGTTGCAAGCAACTGAATTTCCATATGGTGTATTTACTAATACAGTTATGGATCAATTAGCAACTGTGGTTAATGATGATCCGGATTATGGTATTGATAAAGTAATTGATCATACTAAAAAAGAAGCAGATATACGTATTTATCTTTCTAAAGGTCAAAACCCTGAAAAAATGATAGCTAAGCTTTATCATGATACTTCTCTTGAAAATCATTATCCAATAAATATGATTCTCTTGGATAAAGGTCGATTCCCTAAAATATTTGGATGGCGCGAAGCTTGTAATGCGTATATTGAACATATTAGAGAATGTGAAACAAATATTATTCAATTTGATCTAGATAAAGCATTAGCTCGTAAAAATATAATTGAAGGATTACTGTTGGCTATAGCTAATATTGATGATATTATTACAATTATAAAAGGTAGTGATAATCCATCTGAAGCGAAGAAAGTATTAATTGCCAAATATAAATTTAATAATTTGCAGGTTGATGCGATTCTTGCTATGAAGTTATCTTCCTTGTGCCGACTTGACGGCATCAAATTAAATGATGAACTAGCAGAAATTATTAAATTCATTGATGAATGTAACTACATATTAATGATGCCCACTGCTTTAAATCAAAAACTAATTGATATGTTGCAACTAGTCTCTAAAAAATTTGGGGACGCAAGAAGAACTAAGATTACTAATATTCTTGGAGATGAAGAAGAGCCTGAAGTAATTGAAGAAAAAGAAATTGTAGTTGTATACGCGCATGAAAGTCTTCATTTAAAAGAAAAAGATAAAGTTGCTGCTTTGAAAAAGCAAGAAATTATTTATACAACAAATTTAGGTTCTCTTACATTAATTACTAATACTGGTAAAATGTATAATGCTTCACTTAGTAAATTAAAGTTAAATACAGAATATCAGCTTACTGACATATTTGAAATTGGTTCAGAGAAACCTATCTTGCTAATTGATACACTTTCATTTAATGCTTATAATTCTTTAACTTTGGTTACTAGAAAAGGCTTTATTAAGAAATCAAATACTTCAGAATACCTCGCGCGGTCTAAAAAAGGTACTATTGGAATTAAACTCGAAGAAGATGATAGTGTAGTATCAGCAATACTTAGCAGTGATGATGACGATAAAATAGTAATTATTAGTAATACTGGTTATTATAATTGTTATCCTTTATCTGAATTAAGTTATACTGGGCGTGCGACAAAGGGCGTAAAAGCAATTAAATTAGAAGAAAAAGCTTATGTCAAAGAAGCTAAGTGGGTAGGAGACAATAATTATAAAGTTACCGGACGAGCGGTAAAAGGAGTAAAGAATGGATAATAAATATCTATAGCTATTTAGAGAATTAACCCACGCGACAGAAATCTCAGCCGAGCAGGTTGTAGAATATGATCGAGCAAAGGGTGATGAACAAGGGGCTACTGCGGCCGAAACATTACATCAAGATTATATTGAACTATATGATAAGCTATCTAATAAAGATTTTGATGGCGTGCTAACTAAAGCGGAATATGCTAAATTACTAGTAGGAAGTTATATTGTTGCTAATAATTTACAAGATCGTGTTAAGGCACTACAATCAGCTCTTGCTGGTTATCAAACAACTTTAATTCCTAAGCTAAATAATGTAATTCAGGCGCAGACTGATGAAGAAGCGCAGGCAATCGCTGAAAAAGAATTTAAAATTGAGGAATCTAATACTTGATTTTAATTTAAAATTATTATATAATATTTATGAAATAAGGGACAAGATCCCAAATAAAAGGAGAAAAAAAGATGACTACTAATTCTGAAAAAGTACTAAATTATCTAAAGGAAAATTATGGTAAGGAACTAACTAAGAAGGAAATTTCTGATGCACTAGGTGTAAGTATGGCGGCTGTAACTGGTTCTATGAATGGTCTACTCAAGAAGGGATATGCTGAGACAACTCGTACAGAAGTTGTAGAACTTGAGCCAGCAACTGAAACTCGCAAGGCAAAGACTCAGAATGTACTATATCATACTCTAACTGAAAAGGGTCTAACTTATGATCCAGTAGCTGAAGAGGCTGAGAAGGCAGCCGAGAAAGCCGCTAAGAAAGCAAAGAAGCCTGAAGAAGAGTTTTAATTAAAAGAAAATAAAAAGTAAAATAAAAGAATAAAGAGGAAGTAAAGCGATGAAATCAATTAATGTACAAGCAGAAAATAAGATGAATCTTTGTGGTAAACTAATGGATGTTACTTTTGGCGATGGAAAGACTTCAGATGGCAGGGAGTATAAGCGCGCGACAGTTACTGTTCGCGTAACTCAGCCTGTGGATGGAAAGGTTGAAACAAGCGATATTTCTGTGGGATTCTTTGCTACGCCATATACTAAGACTGGAAAGCAGAATCCTGCTTATAAGTCTCTAGTTGATCTAAAGGAACTAAAGACCGCACAGAATGTAGGCGTTGATAATGCAGACCAGGTTCGTATTACTGGTGCAACACTTGCAGAAAATAATTTTGTATCTCGTAATGGTAATCTGATTAATGGATGGCAGATTCGTGGTTCTTTCATTAGTGCAGCAAAGTTAAGTGATATTGCCACTTTTGTTAATGAAGTATATATTATGGATATTCACGAAGAAGTTGATAGAGAAGGCGTACCAACTGGACGTCTAGTAGTTCGTGGCGGACTAGTTCAGTATGGCGAACGTCTTGATGTAATTGACTTCATTGTTGAGGCGCCCGATAAGGTTGAATTCGTTTCTCGTAATTGGGAAGTAAATACTACTCAGCTTATTAAGGGTCGTGTGCGTGTAACCTCACACGAAGTTGAAGCTTCTAATGAGGGATCTAGCTGGGGCGAAGATATCCCAGACATGACTACTACTTTTGTTCGTGAACTAATTATTACTGGCGGCGAAGATGCCGCGAAGGAAGAAGATTTTAGTTACGATCCTAATGAAATTAAGAAAGCATTTGCACAGCGTAAGGCTATGATTGAGCAGATGCAGATTGATGCCCGTTCTAAGACAAAGAATCAGGGTGCAAGCACTTCTCAGAGTACTGCTACTAAGTATGATTGGGAGTAAGGCGCAAGCCTTACCCCAATAAGGAGAGGTGATTTAAATGGCTGATATTGATATCTTCAGTTTGGAGCCTTCTAAAATTAGTCGAGATCTTAAAGGTAAATTCTTGCTAATTTATGGACAGCCCAAAACTGGTAAATCTACATTTGGTAGCTAGCTACCACGTTCCCTTTTTCTAAATTTTGAACAGGGAACTAACGCTCTAGCTGGTATTCGCGCAGTTCCAATTTTACGTTGGACTGATGCTAAAAAAGTTCTAACTCAGCTACGTAAGCCGCAGGCTAAAGAAATGTATGATAGCATCGTAGTAGATACTGCGTCTATCGCATGGCAGCTATGCGAAAAATATATTTGCCAGAGAGAGAATGTTGATAGCATTCGTGATGTTCCTTGGGGTCAAGGCTGGAATATGCTAAAGACTGAGTTCTCTGAGTTCTGGCGTGAAATTACACTGCTTGGTTTTGGAATTCTTTTTATCGCGCACAGCAAGGATAAGCCAACAGAAATGCGCGATGAAGACGGCAATGAAATTACAGCAGTGTGTCCCGATCTTCCAAATCAAGCTTATACTATTATTAATTCAATTGTTGATATTATCGGATATCTACAAGTGCAAATGAATCCTGATGGTACTTCTGAACGATTCCTGTATACTCGTTCTACACCAACAGTATTCGCAGGAAGTCGTTATCAGTATCTTGCACCGAAAATTAAATTTGGTTATCAGGAACTTGTAGATGCAATTGGTGATGCAATTGATGAGGCCGTTGAAAAAGATGGCGCGCAAGTAACAGATCATACTGAGATTGCTCAGATTAAAGATAGGCCATTCAATGAAGTTATGGCTGAAGCCAAAGCAATCTGGATTAAATATCTAGAGCTTGGCGGCGAAGAGAATAAGGATCAGCATCTGATGATTATGAAGGATATTATTAAGAAAGTATTCGGATCTGAGGACTTTAAACTAAGCCAGGCTGTTCCTTCTCAAAGTAGTTTAGTTGAATACTTTATTGATGAAGTAAAACAGTTGATGTAATTACATTGCGGTGAACAGCATGAAAGAACTTTTATACGCCCGTATGCTAATAGCTTTTTTGATAGGCGTTATTGTTATGCGGTTTATTAATGGTAAACGAAAATAATACTTTGAGCGGTGTCGGAATATGTAGACGAGGGGAATGCCCTGAGAAGTAAGCGAACCAATGTGCAAGTAGGAAGGGTCAGACCTATCCGAAAAGATGTAGCGAAAATCATGTGAGGTGCAAATCCTCACCCGCAATTAGACGATAATTTTAAGGAACAATACTCCGGTGTTGTTCCTATTTTATTTGACTTTTTTAGTAATCTATTCTATAATTAATATAGAATAAATTGTAGGAGATTATATGTATGCAATTAAGTCGTAAGTGTTCTGGATGTAATCAGAGTTTTCGTAAAACAGAACTTGTAGAATATTTTTCTGCAAGTGGTAAAACTTCTAATTGGTATTGTCCTAGTTGTTTAAAAGAACGTCAAGATAGAGATCGGTTTGCAGCCAAAGTATGTGAAATTTTTCGTCTTAAAAGTCCAGGGCCAGTTATTTGGACTCAAAGAAAAAAGTTGAGAGATACTTATGGTTATACTGATGATACGATTATTAATTGTTTAGAATATATTTATAATGTAAAACATTTAAGTAAATTATCAGAAACGTTGGTATTAATTAAGCCTGCACTTGTGGAAGAAATGAAAGCTTGGAAAAGACAGCAAGATAATAAAGTAGGAAGTTTAGCTGCGGCAATTCTAAATACAAATATAAAAGAATACATCGTTCAAATTGATGAAAATGAAAATAAAAAAGAAGAAATAAATCTAGATGACGGATTATTTGATGATTAAGGAGGAATTATATGACGTTATCCGATATGACGGCTTATGGCCAGATTATTGGTTGTTTAATGCATCAACCTCAATTATTTCTAGAATATTCCGAGATTGATACTTCCGATTTTGATTATAAACCAGCACGCGTATGTTTTAATGCAATTAAAAAATTGTATAGGGCGGGCGCGACGGAATTATCAACATTGGAAGTAGATCAAGAAATAGAACGATGCGGCGGGGTGTCTGCACATATCTATACAAATGAAAATGGACTAGAATTTTTAAAAAATGCATACGAACACGCTTCATTGGGTAATTTTGAGTTATATTATAATAGATTAAAGAAATGTTCATTACTAAGACAATTACGGCTAGCAAACTATGACATTAGTGAATTTTTTATTGATAGTAAAGATATAAAAGATCCACTACAAGAAGTTCAAGTACAAGAACGTTTTGAAGAATCTTCTCTTGAAGATATATTAAATTCAATTGAAAAAAAGTATTCAGAAATTAGAAATAAGTTTTTAAATGGCGGAAGATTACAGGGCGATCCAGCAAGTAATATTACTGAAGTGATTGAAAAACTTAAAGTAAAGCCTAGTATTGGCCCGGCATTGGAAGGAAAGATTTTTAGTGGAGCATGTAGAGGCGCGCGAAAAGGCTGCTTTTATTTGAAATCTGCAAGCACAAGCGCAGGTAAAACTCGTACTAGTGTTTTTGATGCTTGTAGAATAGCTTATCCAAAACGATGGTCACATGAACAAAATTCATTTATTGAAGAATTAGATGCTAATGGTGAACCTCGTCCACCACGAAAAGTATTATTTATTGTAACCGAAATGGATATGGAAGAAGTTCAAACAATTATGTTGGCGTATTTATCTGGCGTAAATGAAGAACATATTATTACAGGGAAATATGATGAATTTGGAGAGCAGACAAGAGTAATGAATGCTGCAAAAATAATGAAAGAATATAGCGGCTATTTCCTTATTGAAGAAATAAGTGATCCAAATCTTCAAAATGTTGAAGCGACCATTAAAAAATATGCAACCGTAGATGGAGTGAAATATGTCTTTTTCGATTATATTCATAGTACAGCAAGTATGATTGGACAGTTTTCACGAAATAATATTCGTGAAGATGTTATTCTAATGTTAATGGCAAATCAGCTTAAACAGCTTGCAAAGGATTATGATTTGTTTATCTTTTCTGCAACTCAGGTTAATGCAACAGGTATGGCTGGTGCAGATGATGAAATGGTATTCCGAGACGAAAAAAGTATTCGAGGATCAAAAGCAGTTGCCGATAAAGCGGATGTTGGATATGTAATGACCAGAGTATCAGATAAAGTATGGGGTTCATTGAATACTATTCTACAAAAAGCAGTTAGAGAGGGAGATTTAAAGCCTGAAAATGTAATTAAAAAACCAACGCATGTATTGGATATTTATAAAATGCGACGTGGCAGATATAAAATGGTAAGAATTTGGACTAGATTGGATTTGGGTACAGGAGAAAGAGAGGACTTATTTATTACAACCGCAGAAAATCAACCTTTTAAAGAATCAGTAGAACTATTTTCTAGTATTAGTGAAAGGAAAATTGAATATAAAGATGATAGCGACACTACAAACAGCTGATAAAGAAATAGATTTATTTGGTATCAGCGTTCAAGATATAATTAATTCAATTACTCTAGAAGATATTAAGACTTTTCTTGAAAGTCTTGGTGTAGATCAAATTGCGATTTATGAAGAAAAAGGATATATCGTCTGCCCGACAATTTGTCATAATCCTATTGACGAAGCAGAATCAATGAAATTATATTGGTATCAGAACAATAAAATATTTCGTTGTTATACAGAGTGCAATGAAGCTATGTCAATATTTACATTATATCAAAAATTTATGAAAATAAATTATCATGATGTAAGTTTTGAAGAGGCGGTTGATTATGTAAAAAAATGTTTACATAACATTACAATATCTGGTATAAAGAAATATAAACCAATTATTGATTTTGAAAAATATAAATTTGATAGCACTGTACCTACTTTAACAGAATATCCAAAAGAAATGCTATCATATTTTATTCCATATCATCATCCATCTTGGTTAAGAGATGGGATTCAACCAGAAGTGATGGATAAGTTTCATATTGGTTTTCTACTTGCTCAAAATAAAATTACTATTCCGCATTTTGATATTAATGGTAGATTGGTTGGCATTCGCGCGCGATCATTAGATGCAGAAGAGATAGAGCAATTTGGTAAATATAGACCAGTACAAATTGGTAATACGTTATATTCGCATCCGCTACATTTTAATTTATATGGAATATATGAACATAAGCTAGCAATTCAAAAAAGACGAAGTGCTATTATAGTAGAAGGAGAAAAATCTGTTCTACTGGATGATGGATATTATAATAAAATTAGTAATACAGTTGCATGTTGTGGATCTAATATTAATAAGTTTCAAATTAATTTATTATCAAATATGCTTGGAGTGAATGAAATTACGATTGCTTTTGATAAAGAATATAAAGATTGGCGATCGGATGAAGCATACAACTATCGTTTAAAGATTGAAAATATTTGTAAAAAATATTCAAGCCAAGCAATTTTTTATTATATATGGGATATGGACAATTTATTGGATTATAAAGATAGTCCTTTTGATAAAGGAAAAGAAGTATTTGAAGAACTTTATAGGCATAGAATTAGAGTGAGGTAACTAGAACGGATGAAATATAAACTAAGAAATAATTATAGTATGAACCCTGATAAAGCCATAGTAGATATATTAAAAGATCGTGGAGTAACAGATATTGAAAAATTTATGAATCCAAATTCTTCATGTGAATTAAATCCTTATGATCTAGAAAATATATCATCCGCGGCGGAAAAACTTTTGTATCATTTACGTCAAGACCATAATATTCTGTTAATTGTAGATGCGGATACTGATGGTTTTACAAGTAGCGCAATTATATGGCTTTATATTAAACATATATTTCCTAGTGCAAGATTGGAATTCACAGTACATGAACATAAACAGCACGGTTTAGATGATAAAATAGATTGGATTCTAGATGAAGCAAAATGGGATTTAGTTATTGTTCCAGATGCCGGAAGTTATGATGTAAAAGAACATCACGCTTTAGGAGAAATGGGCATAGATGTAATTTGTTTGGATCACCATGAACAATTATATGATCAGCAAGGTAATCCTATCTTATCTACTTCTCCCAATACAATTGTTGTAAATAATCAGCTATCTTCCAATTATTTTAATAAATCGCTATGTGGGGCTGGCGTTGTATATAAATTTTGTGAAGTACTAGATGATATACTTGGTATTGATCAAGCACATAATTATATTGATCTTGCTGCCTTGGGAGAAATCGCAGATGTAATGGATAAAACAAATATTGAAACAAATTATATTATTTATGAAGGTCTACGAAATATTCATAATGAAGGTTTTAAGACTTTAATTGAAGCACAATCTTATTCATTAAAGGAAAAGGCAGTAGCTCCATATAATAATTTAACCTCTACAGATATAGCATTTTATATTGCTCCATTAATTAATGCTATTACAAGAGTTGGCACAATACAAGAAAAAGAAACAATGTTTTACTGTTTTATTGAGCCAAATAAACCTATGCAAAGTACGAAACGTGGCGCGAAACCCGGTGATATTGAGTATGCTGCAGAGCAAACTGCGCGCGTAGGTAAAAATGCTAAGTCTAGACAAGATAGATTAAAAGAACAAGCATTAGGAATTATTGATTTTAAAATTCAAAAAGATGGACTAGATGATAATAATATTATCTTAGTTGAAGTTGATAGCTCTGATAATATCCCTCAAGAATTAACTGGCCTAATAGCTATGAATGTAGTTAGTAAATATCATAAGCCAGTAATGATTGGCAGGCGTAATAACGATAATATTATTCAAGGCAGTATTCGATCTGATGGTAATTTTGCCGGTTTGCCTAGTTTTAAAAAGTTCTTAGAGGATAGCGGCCTTGTAACCTATACCGCTGGGCATGATAACGCCGCTGGCTGGGGATTAAATGGTGATAAATTAAATTCATTAATTAAGTATGCTAACACTCATTTACGAGCAGAAGATTTTGAAAATTGCTATGTCGTTGATTATATATTAAATGCTAATAATTATAACGATGAATTAATTGGATCGTTAGCTTCTCATCCAGAATACTTTGGTAATCATATTGATGAAGTACGAATTGTTATAGAGAACATTCCACTAATGAATGTAATGCCTATGGGCGCGAATAAGGATAGTATGAAGATTTCATACAATAATATTGACTATGTGCGCTTTAAGGATGAAGATTTTGTGGAACAAGTTATGGAAGATAGGACAAAATTACTAACTATTTATGGCCGCGGTAATTTAAATACATTTAATGGACATACTTCAGTTCAAGTATTTATTGATGACTATGAACTAAAGGAGGATAATAGTAAATATGAGTTTTAATATGTGTGATGACAACCGAGAAGAATTAATTAAAATATGTAAAGAAAAACTAATTGAAGGCACCAATATTGAGGATAGTCCAGAAGAAATGGCTGTAATAGATAATATTTTAATTAGGATGTGGTAGATGGGATGGCTGGATAGCATAAAATGACCGTGCGCGAGCTAATTGAAAAGTTACAAGAAATGCCGCAAGATTTACCAGTTGTAGATTGGGGACATTATTATGTTGAGGGCTGCCATGTAAATGATGAATATTTTGACGGCGATGCGGCTAATCCTAATTGTCCTATCATAACTGTTGTCATGATTGATTGACAAATTTATAATTTATGATATAATAGATATAAAGAAGGAGATGACGAAATGTTAAAATTTCCTGGTAGCCTCCATAACCATACAGAATATAGTAATGAAACATTGCGTGATTGTATTAATACAGTTCCAGGATTGATTAATCTAGCAATTGAGCTAAATCACGAATGTGTAGCAATTACGGATCATGAAACTATATCTAGTTATATCAAAGCAGAAAAATATTATAAAAAGATAAAAGAAAAATATCCAAATTTTAAATTGATTCGTGGTAATGAAATCTATTTAACTAGAAATGGTTTAACCGCGAAAAATTATAATAAAGCAAAAGATAGATATTTTCACTTCATTCTGCTTGCAAAAGATATCGAAGGTTATAAGCAAATTTGTCAATTGTCTACTAGAGCATGGCAACGCTCATATATGAGTCGGCGCCAACGTAGGCGTCCAACTTATTATCAAGATTTAAAAGATATCGTAAAGCTAAATCAAGGGCACTTGATTGCATCAAGTGCCTGTTTGGGTTCGCAGTTGGATAAGTTTCTTCTTCAATATATGGATACCAATGATGAAGAGTTTTATGAAACTGCCAAGCGTTGGTGTTTATATATTGAAGATATTTTTGGTAAAGGAAATTTCTATTTGGAGATGCAGCCTTCAAATGGGAAAGAACAGGTATTTGTAAATAAACAGCTTTTGAAAATTAGTAAAGAGCTTGGGATTAAATATATTATTACAACCGATAGTCATTATGGCCGGCCGGAAGATGCAGCAATTCATGAGGCATTTCTTAATTCTCAGGACGGCGAACGAGAAGTTCGTTCATTCTATGCGACAACTTATATGATGTCGGATGAAGAGATTAGAAGTTTCTTCCCATATTTAAGCGAAGATGAACTTCAAGTAGCGTATTCATCAATTAAAGAGATTAAAGATAGATGTGAAGATTTTAGTGTTTTGAAACCATTGAAAATTCCAAGTTTGCCTTGGAGACAGTTTACTCCTAGGGATAAAGATGAATTATGGCATTGTACAGAGTTGATGCCTAATCTTCGTAATTTTATTGAATCTCCTCATTATGCAGATAATCAATTGGTATTGGCGCTAATTGATGGTATTCATAAGCATAGTGACTTACAGAATGAACAAGCATTTAACGCTTTAAATGAGTGTTTGGGAATGACTTGGGAATCCTCTCAGGTAAACAATGCTCAATGGTCAGCATACTTTCTAAATCTTCAAAAGATTATTGATGAGTGCTGGAATGCGGGAACAATTGTATTGCCGGCGCGTGGTTCTGGCATGGGATTTGTATTATTGTATGCACTGGATATTATTCAGATAAATTGTTTGCGTGAGAAAACTAAAACTTATCCTTGGCGTTTCTTGAATCCAGCGCGTGTATCAGTACTTGATATTGATGTTGATATTGAGGGCGTTCGTAGAGCACAAGTGCTAGAACATTTGAGAAAAACATATGGTGAAAACCGAGTATCAAATGTTGCGACTTTCAAAACAGAAAAGTCTAAATCAGCAATTCAAACCGCGTGTCGTGGATTAGGTATTGATGTTGATGAAGCATCTTATATTTCAAATTTGATTCAGGCCGAGCGTGGTCAGGTTTATACTTTGAAGCAAACATATTATGGCGATGAAGAAAATGGTATTGCGCCAAATCAAACGTTTATTACAGAAGTAAATAAACATCCAGGACTGTGGGAAGTAGCACAGCGGATTGAAGGTTTGATTTGTGGTCAAGGCATTCACGCAGGCGGTGTAGTATTCACCGACGAGGACTTTACAGAAAGTAGCGCGTTAATGCGGGCGCCCGATGGTACGATTATTACACAGTTTGAGTTACATGACCTTGAAGATGTATCAATGATAAAGATGGACTTGTTGAGCGTTGAAGCCGCGGATAAGATTCATACTTGTCTTGATTTGTTAGTAGAACAAGGTTATGTTGAAAAGAAAGATACGCTGCGCGAAACTTATGAGAATGTGCTTGGCGTATATAAAATAAATCGTGATGATAAAAAGATGTGGGACATGGTTCAAAATCATGAAATCGTATCTTTGTTTCAAATGGAACAACAAAGTGGAGTTCGCGGAATTGCATTAACTCATCCACGTACAGTTGACGAATTAGCAGTTCTAAACTCAGTAATTCGCTTAATGGCAACTGAAAAAGGCGCTGAAAGCCCGCTTGATAAATATGCACGTTTTAGGGAAAATCCAAAAGCATGGGATGTTGAAATGATTCAGATGGGTCTTACAGAAGATGAACGTAAGATCATGCATCGTGAACTAGATATCTCTGATGGTATGTCTATTACGCAGGAACAATTTATGCAATTGGTTCAATTACCGGAATGTGGCGGATGGGATTTGCAATTTGCTGATAAACTTCGTAAATCAATTGCAAAAAAGAATCCTAAAGAATATGATGCATTAACAAAACAATTTTTTGATAATGTTAAAGAGAAGAAATTAAGTGAAGCTTTTTGTAATTATGTATGGAATATTGAAATTGCATTAAGTCGTGGATATGGTTTTAATGCGGCTCATACATACTCCTATTCAATAGTTGCTCTTCAAGAAATGAATCTCGCACGATTCTTTCCAATTATCTTTTGGAATACTGCGAATTTGATTGTAGATAGTGGCGGTATTCAAGTAGTTGAATATGATGAAGAAGGTATTGGATCATTAGTAGTTGAAGCTGAACCGGATGAAGACGAAGACGAAGATGATGAAGAACAAGAAGAATGGGAAGAAGAAAATGAAATAACTGAAGGCGAAAAAGAAGATAAAAAGAAAGATAAGACAAAGACAGTAGATTATGGCAAAATTGCGGCAGCAATTGGGCGATTTAATAACTATGGAATTAAAGTCTCGCCACCGAACATCAATGATTCTTCTTACACTTTTACTCCTGTAGTTGAAAGAAATGAAATCTTGTATGGTTTAAGAGGAATTACAAGATTATCTACTTCAACAATTAAAGAAATTATAGCGGCAAGACCCTTTACATCTGTTCAAGATTTCTTATCACGAGTTAAAGTTAATAAAATTCAAATGGCTAATCTTATTAAATGTGGAGCATTTGATAGCTTAACAGGATTGCCAAGAGAAGAAATTATGTCAAAATATATTGGATTGATAGCTGATAAAAAACAACGAATAACATTACAGAATATGCAAATGTTAATCAATTATAATCTGGTTCCCGAAGAAATGAAATTCTGTAAAAAAGTATTCCTGTTCAATAAATTTTTAAAGCAGCAAAAGAAAGAAGATTATTATGATCTCAATGAAGCCGCAATAAATTTTATTGCAAATAATTTTTCAGCAGATGTATTATCAAATGGCACTCAAATTTCTGTTGACAAATGGGATAATTTGTATCAGAAAGCAATGGATCCTATGCGAGCATATATTAAAAAACATAAAGATGATATGTTGAAATTATTAAACGATACTTTATATCAAGATATGTTTAATAAATATGCGAGTGGAAATATTTCTCATTGGGAAATGGAATCTGTTAGTTTTTATAGTCATGAACATGAATTGGCCCAATCTCAATATTTATATGATGATTTCTTTAAACTTCCTGAAGAACCAGAAATTGATTATACATTTACTGGTAAAGATGGAAATGAAATAAAAGTATATAGATTAAGAAGAATAATTGGCACAGTAATTGATAAGGATAAAATGAAGAACACTGTTACATTACTAACACCTTCTGGTGTAGTTAATGTAAAGGTATATAAAAATCAATATGCTAATTTTGATAAACGATTATCTGAGCGTGGAGCCGATGGAAAAAAGCATGTAAAAGAAAAAAGTTGGTTTAGTCGTGGAACGTTATTAATGATACAAGGAATTCGGCGCGGACAAGACTTTATTCCTAAGAAACGTAAAGATAGTTTTTATCCAGTTATTTCAAAAATAATAGCGATAAATGAAGATAATACTTTGGAATTTCAGACAGAACGGTTGGAGGTGGAGATATGATTGGTTTAGTAGATTTGGCATTTCAAAGTTCTCCATCTCTCTGCCCGCCTAATATTGAGATTATGAAGTTAGCTGAATATTATAAATTTGAAGAAAACAAATTTTGCCGTCTAATTCCGTTAGATGAAACGGAATTAGATGGCTATAGTAAAATTTTTATATTTAGTGAAAATGATTCTTATGTAACGGTTCCGGATGCTTTTAAAAAAGCATCTAATGTTATCTATGGCGGCAGCTCTTTTACCAATAAAGTATACGTACCATTTAAAAATGAATTAATAGATTTTATGTTAGCTAAGCCTAGAATTTATACTAATATTTTAAATGAGAAATATATTGCTGGAGAAAAAGAAAAAAATATTAATCATATATTAGATGATTCATATTACAGACGCTTTGCAGGTACATAGGAATTACCCATTCCACCAATTCATAAAAGAAAACGTTTATATATTTATGATAGAAACTTTTTTCAAGATGGATGGGAAAATATAATTGATAAAATTGTAGAACGGAGTCCTTCTTCTATTAATTTTATTCATTCTTTACATTTTAATAAAATAACAGATTTTTTAACGGTGCGCCAAATAGATATAATTGCTAAAGGGCAAGATACATATTTAGATTTATAGGTACCATTAAATGAAATTGCTATTTTAATGAAAAAATATAAAAATAAATTATTAGAATTAATTACTCCATCATCTGCAGTTTATATTCCAATTGGTGGCTCTTTTTATTATCAATTAGAATATTATAAGAATTATATTTATAAACTAAATTTATTGTATCGTTTTTGGGCGCAAGGTATTCCAATAAAATTAAAGTATTAGGAACCCACACTTGGTTGTTATGATCCCTTAAGAGACTTAAGTATACATACAGCTATTTGGAGTCGTAGTCCATTAAATGCAAACCAAAGTATTTTAGATAGGATTCCTAAAGATAAATCTTTAAATGAAGTTAGACCACAACGAACCCAGGCGAGAGCTTTTATGGAAAAATTTCCATAGCAAGCCATTTTATTAAAACAAACATTAGATATTATTACTCAAGGAGGTTGGAATAGATGAAGAGCATAGAAGCTATTTAGGCTGACTATAGAGAATTAAATAATATGTTAAATGATGCATTATCACATATGGAATTAAGTGATAGAATTTTTATTATACGAGACGAAATAAAAGAATTACAAAATATATGCCCACATGATAATGGTTCTTATAATTTTTCAGATCAAGAAAGTTGCCCTTACTGCGGCAAAAAATTTAGGAAGTGAAATTGATGGAATTACAGATTCGAAAACGGACTGGAGAATTGGCTTTATTTGATAAAGAAAAAATTGAAACAGCTATATGTAAAGCCTGGCATGATGTATATCCAAAAAAAATAGGAAAACCTAGTTATGCATCTGAAATTGCTGATATGATTGCAACTGTCGCTCAGCAACTTATAACTGAATCAAATGACATAATGGGTGTTGAAGATATTCAAGAATTGGTTGAAGATTACTTAACCGATTATGATTTGATAGTTGGAAAAGCGTATATTAAATACCGTTATAAGCATGGTATTATGCGCGCGAACTCTACTGAATTTATTCGTGCAATTAGCGAAAAACTTCGTGCTACTAATGTACAAAATCAAAATGCTAATATAGATGAACATTCATTTGGCGGCCGCGTAGGTGAAGCTTCTGATGAAATGATGAAGCAATATGCACTAGATTATTGTATGTCTGATATGGCGCGAAATAATCATTTAAATAATGAAATTTATATTCATGATTTAAGCGCGTATGCGGTTGGTATGCATAACTGCTTAAGTATTCCTTTTGATGATTTACTAGCTAAAGGATTTAATACTAGGCAGACAGATGTACGCCCAGCCAATTCCATCAATACTGCTTTCCAACTTGTAGCAGTTATATTCCAGCTTCAATCTCTAATGCAGTTTGGCGGCGTTAGTGCTACTCATTTGGATTGGACTATGGTGCCTTATGTGAGAAAGAGTTTCTGGAAGCATTTTAAAGATGGATTAAAATGGTTTGATGAAGGTAATGAAAATCACTATTTCTTAAATGTAGATATTTCTAAAATGCCTATTGAACCTTATCATAATTTAACAGTTGATGAAGATGTACTTCCTTTAGTACAAACTGCAAAAGTAACAAAAGCTTATAAATATGCAATGGAAATGACTGAGCGCGAATTGCAGCAGGCAGTTGAGGGCATGTATCATAACCTTAATACACTTCAATCCAGAAGCGGAAATCAACTACCTTTCACATCCATTAACTATGGCACTTGTACGTTACCAGAAGGACGAATGGTAATTAAGGCATTACTGGAAGGATCTATTAAAGGCGTTGGTAAATATCATAAAACTCCTATATTCCCATGTGGTATTTTCCAATTAGGAAAAGGAATTAACCGTGCGCCTGGCGATCCGAATTATGATTTATATCAGCTCGCGCTTGAATCAACTGCTAGACGTATCTATCCAAATTACGCTAATATTGATTGGTCTGGAAACGCGGGTTATGATCCCAACGACCCAACAACGTATTTTAGCACAATGGGATGCCGTACAGCAAACGGCGCAGATATAAATGTAGAACCTGGCGTAAATCCGCAGCGTAAAGATGGCCGCGGCAATATTTGTCCAGTAACTATTATTATGCCGACTATTGCCATGGAGACGAAAATATATGGAGAACAGAACCATTTAATTGATGGAGAAGATGGTGAAACAGTATTAATTGACGCCTTTATTGACCATCTTGATGACAAAATTCATGAAGCAAAAGATATGCTTCTTGAACGTTTTGAGTGGATTTGCAAGCAGTCTCCCGCGTCTGCCAAGTTCATGTATGAAAATAATACAATGCTAGGCTATCACCCAGAAGAAGGTATTCGTTCGGCATTGAAACATGGCACTATTGTTATCGGACAACTAGGACTTGCGGAAACTCTTCAAATCCTAATTGGCTGCGACCATACCACTGAAAAAGGAATGGCATTAGCTAAGAGGATCGAGCAGCTATTTAAAGATAGATGTACGGAGTTTAAGAAAGAATATAAACTCAACTTTGGTGTATATTACACCCCTGCCGAGAATCTTTGCTATACAGCTATGAAGAAATTTAAAGCCAAATATGGTGAAATTGAAAATGTTTCAGACCGCGAATATTTTACCAATAGTATCCATGTACCAGTATGGCATGATATTTCAGTATTTGATAAGATTGATATTGAGAGCCAGTTAACTGGATATTCTAGTGCCGGATGTATTACATATGTAGAAGTTCCTTCTGGTGTAAAGAATAACATTCCAGCGCTTGAAACTATTGTAAATTATGCTATGGACCACGACATACCGTATTTCGCTTTGAACGTGCCGCTAGACATGTGTAATAATTGTGGTTATCAGGATGAAATTGGCGAAAGCTGCCCGCAATGCGGCAGTAAGAATATTTCAAGACTTCGTAGAGTAACTGGCTATTTAACAGGCTCATATAAAGACGCGTTCAATTGGGGCAAGCAAAAAGAAACTGAAGATCGCGTAAAACATATTCATTAAGGGTGATAATTATGAGTACATATAATTTTGAAAATTATATTTGCGGTATTACAAAATTACCCTGTTGTGGTTGCTCTCTTTATTGTAGTCATAGAGAACAGCAAGGAGAGAAGCATGAGTAAGATTGCAGGAATCTATTGGGATGATACCGCGGCAGCGCCCGGTATCTCCCTCTCAGTGTATTTTTCGGGATGTCATTTCCATTGCCCCGGATGTCATAATCCCGAAGCACAAGATTTTAATTATGGTAAAGAGTATGGATTAGATATCCGCCAAGAGATTATGCAGAAGCTTAGTAAAAATGGAGTAATGCGTTCTCTCAGTATTCTCGGCGGCGAACCGCTTGCGGATGAAAATTTAGAAGATGTAATGAATTTGATTGGCTGGTGTAAATTAGATTATCCAGATTTAAAAATTTATTTATGGACAGGTTACACTATAGAAGAGTTAGAGAAGCGTGATAATCGTACTCTAGATCATATTTTACATAATATTACCTGTCTAATAGATGGACGCTATGAACAAGATAAAAGAGATACCACATTGCCGTTGCGCGGCTCCTCTAATCAACGAATAATTAATATGGAGAAGTATCGTGAAGAAGGACATATATAAATCAATACTTGCCGGAATGGTAATAGCATTAGGCTGCTGGATGTATCTAGCAGCTCCTAATGCAGTGGTTGGCGCTTTCCTATTTTCATGCGGCCTGCTT